ATCGAACAAGTAATTGATAATGAACTTTCCTCGCGAGGATTCTAGGTAATTATTGTTAGTAACCCCCAAACGTCACTTATAGTATGGCAAACACTCATCTCGAACACCCCGAAGACACTATTCTCACGGGTGATCTCACTGTTTTTGAAGATCTTTACGGATCTGCTTTTCACATTGGTCTGAAAATGGATGGTGCTCCTGCTATTGTTTGGGGCACATATCAGGGCAAGTTCTTTGTATGTACCAAGGCAGCATTCAACAAGAAAAAGATTCGACTGTGCTACACAGTTGATGACATTCATGAGCATTTTGGTCATCAGGAAGATGTTGCTGACCTGCTCTATTTGATGCTTAAGTATCTCCCTCGCACGGAAGGTGTGTATCAGGGTGATTTCATTGGTTTCGGTCGTCAGAGTGAATTTACTAACAACACTTTGACTTATGTCTTCCCCGAGAAGATTGAGCAGAAACTTGTCATCGCACCGCATACAAAGTATTATGTTGACGGTGAACTTTGCGATGCTACTCCTCTGCCATTGCGTGATTGTTTCGATGACACTGTTCACGTCAAGTTTGTAATGCCGCCCGTGGATCGTATCCACCATGAGAATGAGGTGCCTAAGATTGATAGTAGCATGATCAAGTTCTTGACACCTCAGCAGGCAAATCGTGCCAAGCAAGCAATCAATCAACTGATCGCATCTGGTTACAAACTTGATGACGAGATCCTTACAACTATTCTGCGTTGTGAGTATCTTGCCAACCTGTATCTGTGGATCATTGAACTCAAACAGGAGATGATTGAGGACATGATTGTTTACTCTGACTTTGAAACTTATCTGCCTGATGGTAGACAAACTGTTGGTGAGGGTTTTGTATACTGGACACTAAATGGTGCGATCAAACTTGTCAACCGTGAAGAGTTCAGTTTTGCTAACTTTACCAACAGCAAGTTCAGGTAATTATTGTTAGTAACCTCCAAACGTCCACCCTAGTGTAAGCATCAACGGGCAAACAAGTCCGAGATTCTATGAAACAATTCTTTCAAGATGTCTTGACTCTTGGTTACAAATCAAACAGTCAAGATAACCCGCTTCATGAACAACAAGTTGAAGAACTGTTGATCAAACATAACATTGATTATGTTGCTCAACCTAATGGAATCCAGAACAGTCCTGATTTCAGAGTAACACTCTCAACGGGTAAAACTGTTGACCTTGAGTGTAAGTCAAGCAAGCAAACTTTCCCCACTTATAATGGTGGTTTGCCTAAGAAAGGTGTGGTTTACATCTTTTCTAGTGCCAAATATGATGAGACTACAGTATTCTTTGCTGATGATGTTGTCAGCGATAAGAAACGTGAACTCTATGCTAATCTGACCGAAGAACTTAACTCAGTTCTGAAGATGTATCAGATGGAAGAAGAATGGCAAGAAGATTCACGCGGATTTGACTTTTATATCCGCAACATGTATACTCAAAGTGGTGCTGGAAAGAAAGACTATTTCAAACACTCTGAACGCCAAACCTGCGAATCTAATGTTCTCAATCACTGCTGGTAATTGTCAAGAGGTTCTCTCCACTTATGGAGAGAATCTTTTTCATGCTTGTATCACTGACCCACCATATGGGATGGGCATGGATTCGTGGGATTATGCTGTTCCCACTGTAGAGATCTGGCGTGAGGTTTATAGAACTTTGCGACCGGGTGCGTTCTTGTTATCTTTCTGTTCTCCTGAATTGTATCATCGAATGGCGGTGAATGTGGAGGATGCTGGTTTCATTATTAAGGACCAGATCATGTGGATGACTACAACAAAGATGCCCAAACATAACAGGTTGAAACCTGCTCACGAACCGATTGTTGTGGCACAAAAACCATACAAAGGTTCTCTTCAAAGTAATTTTGAACAGTGGGGATGTGGCATCATTGATGTAGAGAATAC